TTTACTCTCTACTGGGTGTTGCATGTATTCAGCTTCCCATATAAATTCATCTGTTACTTTTTTAATCTCCATATACTCTGCGGTAGTTTTAATTTCCTCGCAGAAGCTTTGTCCATTATCAAGTAATGCAGGAATGTTTATTATTTTAAAGCTAGGATTGTATGCTTCACTGTATTCATCAGTTAATCTTCCTATTGGGTCTTTCCTACTCCATCTTGTTGCTATATGTATTTCAGGACAACTTGTTTCTAATCTTGAAAGGTGAGTTGACGTATACCAATTCCAGGTACTTTCTATAACTGTTTCTGATAAAGCTTCCTCAATATTTTTAATAGGATCGTCTAAGATAGCAACCGTTTTACAACCAAAACCAGTAATAGCACCGCCAACTCCTGCACAAAAGTAACTAGGTTGAGTGTTAGTAGTTAAACTCCAACTATCTATACTTCCACTACCCTTTACATTCTCGAATACTTCTAAAAACTTAGGATTAATAATAAGTCCATCACGAATATCTTTACTGAACTTTTCTGCTAACTTAGCTGCGTAACTGTTTCTCATTATTGAGCCTTGCGGATATTTACCTAATAGCCATGCACAGAATAAAGAAGTTATATAAGACTTTCCTGCTCTTGGTGGCATACTTACCGCTAGTTTAGTTAGTTTACCATCTGCAACCTCTTGCAATGCATCTGCAATGAGTTTTAAGTGTGGTTTCCCTTCTGTAAAAAATGTACTATCCATGTATACACAGAACAAATAAAAATCCCTTCTACACAATTCCAATTCCATTTGCTTTCTTAACTCTATTTGTTGTTGCTTAGTTAGTTTCATTTAATCACCTTTGATTTTCTTTGCTTGAACTTCAACAAACTTTTTCCATACATTAAAAGTTGGTTTTGGCATTCCTTTTATAATTGGACATCCGAAAATATCTCTTTGTAGTTTTTCTTCGTTGTTCATAATATCCCCCTTTTTACCTTTCTAATTGAGAATAGCCACCTTTTTTCTTCATATTTGCAATTAAATTCTATTGCTACGGTGGAGTAACCTCACTAAACCCTTTAAAATGCTCATTGTTGATTTTGTAATAATGTCGTGAAATAATCATTTCGCGTCGTTTCTGTTTAAATAGTCGTTGATGCAGTGTATCAAGCACATGCTAGTATACTTTGTAACTGCGATTATTCTTTTAGCATTTCTTTTAATTGGTCTGTAGTGAAGCCAGTGAGGTCTATTTTATTATTGACTGTGGTTTCTCCACTATGTTCAATCTCTTGCTTCTCTGTAAAGAGTTTTAAATGTTTGCCTAATAACTCGTAAGCCTTTAGCGTATCATTCTCTCTTATTCCTTGTCTGTCGGCTATTGCTTTAATACCTTGTAAGACATACTCTGCGGTTATTCCGTTGTCCTGCGACCTCTTAGCAAGCCTTAAATCTATTTCTGCTTTAATCTTAGGTATTCTTAGTAGTTTAAACCCTTCTACTCCTGCTGCGTTATCACTCTTAACACTGTAGCCTGCTTTCTTATAACTGTCAGTAGCATTAAGATTGATCATATAGTTTTGTATAAATAACTCTTGCTTTGGTGTTAGTTTCATAATGCTACCTCCTATCTATATTGTTTGTTCTACAGTTATCGCAACATCTGTGTTGCTTATATTGACATTGCAAATACAAGACTTGGTATCTTTAATTACAATACCTTTGTTGCCATCTATATTAGCATTAATAACTATTGTTCTTTTCCCTGCTAGTAATTTTATTAACCAATTTCTCATTGACTATCTCTCCCCCTACATTTTGCTATATTAATTTCACTTCTTTCCCTCATAAGCCTATCTAATACCTTTAACTCATGTTCTCTATGCTCTGCTTCAATCTCTAATGCTTCCATCATGTATTCAGATGTTTTATCTTTTAATATATGTAATAATTCACTTCTAGTTTGGCATGAATCTTTATTTCCCTTTAATTCTTTGATAGTTTCATTTACTATCTCGAATTTATCTTTAGCAACAATATTCATATTATCACCTTCTTGTTAAATATTAAAAAAGAACCCTATTTCTAGGATTCCAGTATTTTAATTTCATCATTTATTTGTTTTGCTTTATTTACGTTACCATCTTTCATCGCTTTATTAAATTCCTTAACTAATTTTTGATATTTAAAATGACTTGCTTTGCTCATTTTATTTATCCCCCTTTAATATCTTATATCTATTTTCTATTAATTGTATTATTTCTTTTGTAAGAGTTCTATTATCTTCCCATGCTATTTGTTTTAATTTTTCTTTTTCTATGTCTGTTAGTCTGACATTAAGGGTAGCCATTACACTACCATCCTTTCTGCTCTTAGCACTGGACACATTGAGTATCTACCTTCGGGATATATGAATTCGCCTTCATCAGATACATTGATTGAAAATCTTTTTTCGCCTATCCATAAGCTTTTTTCTGTTCTTTTAGCTATTGAATATTCAAATCTACAACCGCTATCACATATTGATGTGCAATAATATTTTCTACCAGTTTGGAATTTCATAATTTTAATCCCCTCTCACTTGGTTACTATCTGTAACCTATAATCATATTGTAATGCACAATGCATTACATGTCAAGAGGTTATTTAAAATATTTTTAATTTATTTTTCAAAGTAAAAAAGCACCTAGACTTTTTCCTGGTAGCCTAGTGTGCTTCTTCTATGTGTAAATATATCTTGGGGGGATATATCAAGCCATCTTTTGTGTTCTATACTTCTATGTACCAATCCCTATTCTCCATTAAGCCGACTGGTTCTCTCTTAACTTCAACGAAACTTTATATTAGTATTATACCATGTTTAAATTATTGTAAACTCACATAAAACTCACATTATTATTATGTTTTCGTTATTCTCCATTTAGTAGGATTGTTAGTAATCTTATTTATTTTACATTTGTCACAATTCTTAGTAGCCTTAATTCCTTGACCATGTAAGCAATTATCACAACATCTAATTTTGATAACCATAAAATCACCCTTTCTTATTTACTTTAGCACTAATGTTCTGTATGTACCCTGGACTATATTTTAACTCGTCAGCTACTTGTTGTAATGTATATCCCTTAACTTGTACTAAATAAGCTACTTTATATTCTATCCCTTCAAACTCTTTTAACTTAGCATCTATTTTCTTTTCAGCTTCTACCATACCACCCAATATAGTATTTTCTATTAACTCCATACTTTCTAATCTTCCCATGGCTTCTAGTAACCTTCCATATTCAACCGCACAACCACCCTTAGGCATGTCACTATATACCATAGCCTTTAACTCTTTAACTGGTGAGGTAAAAGCATACATGAGTTTAGTTAGTTGTTCTTTTTGTCCTTCTATACATTCTAGCCTCATTTTAGATGTTTCTATTTCAAGAATTAACTCTTTGTAATTAGAAATCGAATATATAACAACCGCCTCCCTATTTATTTAAATAAAGCCACACTACACTCCTGCTTACTCCTACTGACTTTTCTATCTTTAAGTAGCTATAGCCTTGTTCCCTTAACTTGTGTATTGCTTGTCCTATTTCTTCTGTGATTGCTAGTTGCTTTCCTCTCGGTCTAGGTTTCCAAATATATCGGCTGATACTAGAAGGATTCATTTTGTATCTATAACCTAAATATGCTAGTGTGTTACCTTCATTGTATATTTTGTTTATCTCTTGTATGTCCGTAACAGTTAGTTTAGTTGTCATCCCCACAGTATCACCTCTTTCTTAATTTAATCTTTTTACCTCTAGTTACTTCATACCCTATAACTTCTTTAGCTACGTTTCTATTTTCCTTTATAGTTTTAAACTTTAATTCCCTTGCTTTCATAATCTTAATTGCTTCACTTGTTATAAGTGCTAACGCTCCCCAATCTTTATCCCTTATACATTCATCAACTTTAGTCATTGCTTTTACCCGATACAACCATAATGCAAGCTAATCCATAACCAATGCAGGCTCCTATCATAAGTGATAGTATTATAGTTATCATTTAGCTTGTACCTCTTTTTTCATAAGATAAATTAATCTGTCAGTGTCAATCATGTTTACCTGGAGTGATCTAGATATTTTCATTCTCATTAATAACCTTTTAATAATGTTCATTGTTTATTCCCCCTCGAATATGTTTGTTTTTGAATTACTATACAATTACTTAATATTTCTATGTTATTCTTTTGTGTTTCTTCTATCTTTTTCATTAGCTGAATTCTCTCCCTAAATGTTTTAAAAGGAATTACCTCAACTACATACATTTGTTACTACCTCCTTATTTAAATATCTTCTACAGTAGACTCTACTATAATTTCATATTCTGCTTCTTCCCTATCGATATTGTTTTCAAGCAACTCTTTAATTGCATCATCCATAAACTTTTTAGTGTCAATATCTAACGTTTTAACTAACGTCATTTTAAAAGTTATTTTAGCTTCATACACTTCTTTTCCCATTGTTATTTCACTCCCCACGCATTATTCATTAATTCCATTTCCCTTGGTGTAACTGTATTAATACCTAACTCTTTAGCTTCTTGGACTACACCTTCAAGTAATTTACTCATTTCCTTACTGTCATAAGTTGAGGACCCGAAAAACACTTGAAGCTGAATACCTTCCTTACCATTTATATTTACCTTGCCTAATTCCCTTACTGCTTTCCATTCTGCTTTTACTCTGTCGACTACATTCTCTTTAACTACCAGGTGTGTGAACACTCCATAGCGGTCTAATACTTGTATGTAGAGTTCATCCTTAGTAGTTTTAAGTATGGTTGCCATTTCATTTAACAATAACCATAGGTAGGCATTTGAATCCAGGCTCCTACGTTGTCTATACTGTTTAATCTCCACTACTAACTCTTTACCCTTTGTTATTATTGCTTTCATTTCTGATACATCTATAAATGCATTGCCTTTAGTGCTTATGATAATCTCTGATTGCATCTTATCGTTGTATTGTAGTTTTATATCATCAGCTATAAACTTCATTACTTGCCCCCTAGTAGCGTATTACAAAAGGTATGGACTATCTCGTTCTGACGTTTAACACTTATATGTCTATTCTCTAGTGCTGCCTTTAAAGCGTTCATTAACTTTGCATCTAGTGAGGTACAATACTTTCTATATTTATCATCAGCAATTAAGTTTGCTACTGTTGTGAATGTCTTTTCACTTATCATTTTTAGCCTTCTTACGCTTTGTTCTAGCTTTTATTACTTCATCATAATGCAACCATTGTCCGCCACTCCACACTAGCCACCACAACTCTAACCCATCATTAAGGTGTAGATGTTCAAACAACTTCTTTTTTAGTTTTGCGGTTTCTGTAGCCATGCCCTTGATGTCTATTACACATTGACTACCATCTAATCTATATATTAAAAAGTCACCAACATACTCTGTCTTTCTGTAGTTTTTACCATGTCTTTTGAAACTTGGCATTAATTCAAATCTTGGTTGCATTTCAAAGTTTAATATTAGTTCTTTAGTTTTATCTACTTTGCATTTCTCGTAATACTTAGCTTCAACCTTACTATCAAATGTATATCCATCAATTACTATTTTTTGATTTCCATACTTAGCCATATAGCCTGCCCCCCATCATTCTCATTATGAGTTGTTCTGTGTTATATCCATATCTATATAATGCTATTTTCTTTACTATTAAAGTTACATCAAAGTCAGTACACTCTAGTTTTTCTTGTATCTCTTCTCTGCTATAGTATTTCTCCGTAAATATTGCTTGTAGTTTATTTTGTAATTCTAATTTCAGTCTTAAGTCTAGTTTCTTGTTGTGATGTACTCCGTTTTTTGACCCTCTGTGGTGATCTTGGCAAAGCTGCACTAAGTTAATTTTTATCTGTTTCATATATGAAGCCTGCGACCTTTTTATATTATGGTGAATTTCTACATATCCAGTTTTCCCACAAACTTCACAAACTCCATTAACCATTTATTAACCTCATTTCGGGTGCAAACTCCCCATATTGTTTTAATGATGCTATTAATCTTTGTTGTGTTGCTTCTTCTTTTGTTTCATACCACCCGATGTGTTTTTGTTTTCCATTTATAGATATATACGCTTGCCAACCCCATTGCTTATGAAATCTAACACCCATTACACCACTTGTGTTTTTACTACCTATACATTTATTTGCTATGTTTTGTTTATGAGTACATATCCTTAAATTTGATTTTCTATTATCTAATCTGTTCCCATTTATATGATCAGGTTCTTTATCTATTGGACAATCAATTACAACTCTATGCATTAATAATGTTGTTTCTACTGAATGAGTATTATGCATTGCATATCCAGTACTTAATGCCCATTTAGTATTTTTTACTTTTTCAATATCTTCAATATCTATAATTGTTCTAGCTACTTCTTTTTGAAATCTATTATATAAAATTACCTCTGCATAATTTTCTTTAATTATTATTTCATTAGGTGTGTATGCAGTTCTCACTACTTGACCATGTTTTTTTATTTGTTCTGAATGTTTATTACAATATCCTCTAGCGTGAGCCTTAGTTGAGCATCCTTCAATTTTACATATTGTATTCATTTAATAACCCTCACTTTGATTTTCGCAATAACCAACAACTTCGCATACATGACACGTTACCCCTACCATTACTCAATCACCTTACTATCAATAAACTTTTGGCACATTGCTATTACTTGTATACTTTCCGCAGCCATATTGATTGCAATATCTCTCATTTCTTCTATATCTGCTACAGTGGATTTATTTCTTTTAGTTCTGTACCAAACTCTACTCATTTTCCGTTTAACTCTTAGTAATTCCAAATTAACTTCCTCAACTTCTTCCAGTAATACCGCATACCCCTCATGGGTACTCTGAAACATTGGAAATTTATTGTTTGCACTAATCAATTCTTTTGTTGCTAAGACTTTTATACCTTCGATTATTTCTTTCATGTTATCCCCCTATTTACCCACAACTGTGGATTATTTGCACCAATCGTGTAATTAAACCTTAAAAAATATTACTTCTTGCCTTGTTTCTCCCAGTATCTATCACTTATTTCTTTTATCTTTTGTTTGTTTTTAAGTCGGTATTCTTTCATGTATTTGTTTCTAGCTTCTTTTGCTTCTTTGCTTATAGCCATTTAATCACCTTCTTAATTTTAGTAGGAGATATTTAATCCCCTACTGTTTATTGTTATCTTTATTATATCATAAATAATGGTTAATGTACACGTTTTGTGTAAATTATTTTAAATATATATTTATTTCCTTAAAATGGGATATCGTCATTCATTTCATGTAAATCTTCATTTGTTTCTATAGATTCCCTTGGAGTTGTTCCTTCTTCCTTCTTTGCCCATTCTAAAAAGTCAACTTCATCAGCAATAACTTCTGTTACATATCTCTTTGTGCCATCCTTAGCATCATATGTCCTAGTTTGAATTGCACCCGATACACTTATTAGCTTTCCTTTGCTTGTATAATTAGCACATGCTTCTGCGGTCTTACCAAATACAACTACTGGTATGAAATCAGCTTCGGGTTGTCCTTCTCTCTTAAATCGTCTATTAACCGCTACTGTGAATGTTGTTACAGCTGTTCCAGTTCCTTGGGAAAATTTCAGATCACAATCTTTTGTTAAACGTCCAACTAATATTACTTTATTCAAAATAATCACTCCTCAAATTTTATTTTTAGAATTTATATTATAATCCTTCTTTTTTTACTGTTTTTCTCATGCTGTAAAAGCTTGTTATTTCTCGTCCATATAACCAAACTTCATTACTTAACAATGTTTTTGTTATTGAATTAAGTCTTTTTTGTTGTTTCTTCATACGGCATCCTCCTTAATTAAATTTGCTGTTACTTGTTTATTTAACTTTTTAAACATCATATCTACTTGGCTATTTGTTGCTACATGGAAACCGCACATGTTAATTGATTTTCTTATTTTCTCAAATTTTTCAGAACTTTTTAATTCATAACCTTGTTTTGTTGCTTGTTCTTGCAACGTATCGCCAAAACAACCATAACAAAATTCAACTTTATTAATGTTAATCACTCCTTTTAATTTTGTATTTACCTTTGGGATTTCCTATCCCTTTAAAATCTTGTCAGCCACTACAATATCCACACACCATACATTGCCCTCTACCATTTAGTTTGTTACCACAGTTAGGACACATATTAAAACCTCCTTACCTCATTAATTTACTCCACATCTTCAACCCTCTCAATGTAGCTTCAACCTCATTCCTCCTACAAAAATTAAGATATTCTTTTCTACTGCTATTCTTCATTATATTTACACTTCGAATTAATCATTTTACAAGAAAACTTTCCTAGAATAAATTTTTTAGCGTTAGTTGCTCTCTTTCTGTTTTCATCACTTACATATAAATTCAATGTATTATTACATTTGCAACATTTAACTTTAATAACCATTTAACTTCCTCCTAAATTGTGATAAGATAGGGTTAAGTAATTGCATATGTACCTAACCCTTAGAACCTTTGGCGAGGTTCTTTTTTAAATTGCTTCCTTCATATTATCTTGCATCATTTCTAGTGTTTGCTTTGCTTCGTCTAGTTCTTCCTGGAGAGTGAATATTATATCTTCCTTTTCAGATACTTCATTTGTTAAATACTCATGTGTTACAGTTGGTTCGTGAATAATTGCATCAAGCTGCGTGAATAACTTTTCTGCAAGTTCTTTACTTACAAATACTAAATTATCACCTAAACTTATCATGATCCTATCTTCTAAGCCTTTTATACTTGTCTCTGTTGCATCTTCTAAATACATTGATACCATTGTTCTATTCATTACATTTCCCCTTTATCTGTAGCATTGTAGTTATATTTGTTATCTCTTAAAAACTGGCTTAAATTTTTAATTTCTTGTAGTGTTCCTTCTACTCTCATTTCAATAAAGTACATTTTTTCATTTAACTGGATTTCTCTTTCAATTACTGGAATTATTACTTCTTTTATAGGGTCAACTTCTATAACAATATTTTGATTTAATGCTTTGACTTCTCTCTCTTTTTCTTCCTTTAATTCTCTTTCAATTCTTGCTAAGTTTTCAGCTTTTATAACCGCTTCACGTTCAGCTTTTGCTATTCTCTCTAATACTTCTTTTTCTGCCCTGGCTTCTTTTTCTGCTACTGCTTTTAATTCATTGAATTTAATTCTCTCTGCTCTAGCGTTAATCTCTTGCATTATTTTAACTGGACTTGCTTTCATATCTAATAGACTTTGAAAATCTTCTAGTGATAGCTTAGCATCTATATTCTTATTTACATTCTCTATAGTGTCTTTCATTATTTGTAGACATTCTTCTTCTTGTTGTTGTTCTTGAAGTAGAATGAATAGTCTTTGTTCTACGTCATTTTTAACGTCACTAGGCTTTGATGTAAGGTTTGTATACTTGTCTAGTACATTTAATCCACTAGAATACTTTTCATTCAATCCATGCTCTTTTATGGCTTCTGTGATAATATCCTCTGCTATCTTTCTATTTGCATCTTTTTTCTTTTGGTCGAATACTGTGATACCTTCTTTTATTGGGTTTTCAACTTCTGCTACTAATGCGATCAATTCTTTACATTGGCTTTCAAACATTTCTATAGGCTTTGACATTTCCTTTTTAATCTCTTTTCTGTAGTTGTCTAATTTTATTCTTGTACTTGCTAAATCCTTTTGTGTAGCCTTGCAATCTTTTAAGCCATCTTCTGTAACTATTATGTTTTTATACTTTTCAGCACCTTCTATAAGACTTGCTTTGACTTCTGCGAAATTCATTGAGATTACTGGAAGTTGTTTGTTTAATATTATTTCTTGCATTTATATCACTCCTTCTAATGGATTGGCTTTTTTATCAGGCCTTAAATTTAATTTGTCTGTTGCTTCTTTCCATGTTTCAAATATCATTTGGTCGAATGTTGTGATATTGTAAGCTGCACATATACTTGCTTGGTTTATTCCTTTTTTTTCTGCGAGTATTTTGATTGATTCAATTTTGTTTTTATCTATTTTCGGTAGTTGCTCTCTATCTATGGTAGTAGTCTTTTTAATATCTTCTTTCTTTTCTTCCTTCTTTCCATTTCCAGTTGCGTGATTTCCATCATCATCTTCTTCCCCTGCTAGTCCTAGCATTGCACTTAGTTGGTATCTCCTAGCATACGTTATAGCACTTCCTGCACCTTGTGCGGTTACTTTATCAGCCTTTAGTGTTAATACCTCTGATTCAATCCATTCACCCTCACACATGATGATAGTTACACATGATACTGATTCGCCATTTCCACTAGGTATTTGTATATAACTTAATCCGTATTTCCCTAGTGATTCTTTTGCGGTATTTATTACAACATCTAGTGGAGCATATTTACTTTTGAAAAACGGATTATTGGCACTATTAGGCGGATTCTTTACTTCTGCTTGGAATTTACTTAGTGCTATTGATAATTTTGCTATGCTTTCGCTCTTATTCATTTATACAACCTCTCTTTCATTTTTAAGTTTCTCGAAATATTGGAGCCTGCGGTGGAAGGTATCAAAGTCAATCCCTTTTTTCTCCACCAGGATTAATATTTCAGCAATCTGCAAATCAATATCAAGTATTCTTTTTCTTTCTCTCATTTCATTTATCTCTGACTTGAACTCACCTTCTGCACTTATTTCATTTAAAGTGCTTACGTCTATTCCTAATAACTCTCTTAAAACTATTTGTTGTTTATGAGTTATGTTTTGCATACCATTTTCAATCTTGCTCATGCCTGCTTGTGATACATACAAATACCCTGCCAGGTCTTTCTGTGTTAATCCTTTTCTTTGTCTTGCTTCAATCAACTTAAATCTTTTACTTTTATCCATGTCTTTCCTCCCTTGGATTTATTTTCGTTATGTTTATATTCTTAGTATATTCTAATTATTCTAATGTGTCAACACTTTTCGTGTAAATATTTCTACAAACGTTTAAATCTTCCTATTACTGTGTACAAGCCATTCCTAAGTGTTCGTATTACTGCGAACATGACGTTAAATGTGCGTTTTATATTTAACAAACTGTATAATTTATAATGTTTTCGTCTATAATAGTATTAGTGGTTTTATAAAATACGTTTAATTTTACTAATTTGTGGGGGTACATTATGGAAATTATTAATGAAAATGATGAAATGCGTAAAAAGTTCGGGAAACGTTTAAAGAGATTGCGTGAGGATAGAGAATTGACCTTACAAGAATTGGTCGATAAATTAAAATTGACATTTGATATAACTGTGACATTCGGGAGCCTTGGCAATTACGAGCGTGGTTACAGAATACCCAAGCTACTTCTACTAAATAAACTAGCTGACTTCTTTGGCGTTACCACAGATTATCTCATGGGTAATACTGACGTTAAAAATGCTAAAGTGATCCAAACTTCTATTTTTGATAAAAACAATATAAAACACGTAGTTAAAATTGGTGTAGATAAAAACAGTGACTTAGCCAATATGAGCCTTGCTGAAATTCGTGAGTTTGTATTGAAATTAAAAGATTTAGGAATTGACTTCGATAAGATAACTGAATAAAATGTCGAATAACCTCAATAAAAGAGGTTTTTCTTTTGCCCTACTTTTCGTGTAATTAGAGTATAATAAAAGTATAACGATTACTAGGGGGTAAAGGATGGAGATATCACAAGACGTTTTAACAATAGAGGTTGATGGACAAGTCATTTACATATCTAAAGATACTATAATTGAAACAGATTAAAATATGATACCCTTACTACTTTCCTGGGTGGAGAATAGTAAGGGTATTTTTATTTATATCAAACAAACTTTTATTAATTCTTTTCCATCTAAAACAGTGTATATTTGCATACCCATTGCTTTTGTTATATGTCTTGTCGTGCGTGGCATCACTAACTCTTTACAATGTTCTTCTAGTTGTTTATATAAATCACGGTTTATAATTACCGAGTTAGGTCGTTGTCGATATTTATTATAAAAATTATGGTGTTGGTCGCTAATTTCTTGCATTGCTTCTTCATAGTTCATTTTATACCCTCCTATAGGTTATAGAAATTAGATTTCTCCGCCACCTTCAAGATAAGCGGTTATCTTTAGCATTTCTATTTCTTCTTTTAAATCCTCGTTTTCTTCTAAAGCCTTTTGAAGCCTTTTTAATTCTCCATCACTTATTATATTAATTCTAATTCTATGATTTTCTCCACCAGTGTTCGGATCCCTTTCTTTTATATAAGTAACTGGAAGTATTTCCATTTCATTTACTATTACGTCTGCAAGTCCTCTTGCTAACTGTCGACTTACTATATCTTGCAATGTGTCTTTAGATATAGTGTTTAAATCATTTATACTAATAAACATTCTTGAATTTATTTGTTCAAGTTCTTTTTTCATTTTATAACCCTCCTATTTCTCTTAATCTTTCTTTTAATATAAATATACTTTCTTTTATAACTGATACGCTTTCGTCTGTGTGCTTTTCTCCCGTTATTACCATTACATGAAGTAATCCAATAGCTTTTAATGATGCAATTATCATATCTTCTTCTTTCATTTTATACCTCCTATAGGTTATAGAAATTATTTTAAATTTTTGCCACACATAGGACAATAATTAATAGGTATCAATTCGCTTTCCCCATTGTCTAATAATAATCTTTCTTTACTGCCTTCATACCATACGCATAAAGGATTATTGTTTTCATCATGTAATAAAGCTGACCTACTTTGGTTTTCACCTTCACAATAATTACATTTCATTTTAATACCCTCCCTTGTTATTAGGTTATAGTGTAAGGATATATATTACCCTTACACTTGATATGTTGTTTAAAACCTCGCTCCCAGATTGTTTCAACTTGATATTTCCCATTCTTCATTAACTGTTGGACACTTATACGATTCTGATTTAGACAAAATACTAAGCATTCCCATGTAATCAAGTCCATATATTTCGCCATCAAGTATTCTTTTAAACCGTTTGTTATTGTCCTCGGTTAATTGTTTATACATCTCCCAAGTTTTCATATCCTACCTCCCTTCTTTGTTATTTAAACCCTTACTGGCACTATTTCTATCACTTCATTTCTTAATGCTTCTACATCATATAAAACCGCTATAGTATTACCTACACTTTTTCTAGTTTCCGTTCTTTGTGGTGCATCAGTGCATATAATGCCTTTTATGTCACCCTCTTTTAAAACTCCACCTAATGTTGCATTGCCTGCGTATCTATCTTTAATTGTTTTGCCTTGATATTCATATTCTTTGAAATATTTATTTTTAATCCTAATTGCATAATAAATCAAATTAAACCTCCTTTGCTAATTCTCTTATTTTTTCTCTTATAAATTCATTTTTATCTTTATATCCTGCATTTATAATTGCTTTATTAAATTTATCTTCATAATCCTTTTTTCCCTCTTTGGTCTTGTGGCTGATTCTTATTTCTGTATAAAAACGAGGTGACACTATATCACCCCCAATTTTAGTTTTGCATTTTCGATTCTTGCTTCATATAAAGATATTTGTAATTTCATATCTGCTACACTACTATTCCATATTATTTTATGGAGTCTTTCTTTATCTCTATCTGTGTATACTTTATTTTCAACTACTCCCCACCATGCTATTTTAACTTCTACAAGCCTTTTTGATAATTCATTCTTTTTCATATTTAGCACCCCTTAATATTATTAATTACTATATATACATAGTACCGTACATAATACCGTATGTCAATACTATTTATAAAATAATTTTAAAAAGGTTTTAAATAAATACTTAGGAAATAGAAAGAGGAGAATTTGCGTAGTTTTACCCTAAAAAATAGAGTAAAATACTTAGTTTAACGTCAAGTATCGTCTTTTGTACTGTTATTATAATTAGATTTACAACGTATGCTATTCACCCACATACTAATCTAATTCCCTCGCCATTTAAGGCATGAATTACAACCTCCCTCATAATTTATATAGTAGCCATGAGAACCTACTTCACGTGTACACTAGGAATAACAGAACCTACTGTAACCGAAACGACTTTTTGTATTGGCTCGTTCACACCCTAACACTTTTTATAGTAGTTGTTTTTTCTCTACTCTCACTTTAAAAATAAAAAAACCTCTAGTGATTTTTACACTAAAGGCTTGAAGTTTACTTAATTGAGTGTTATAATTATCTCAATAGTAACCTTTCAAAGTTCTTTAAGTGCTTTCATCACTTATTGTAACTTATCTATATTTAGTCTTGTAAACTAAGTACAGATACGAAGGGTTTTTTCTATTTTGTTTATCGTTTGTTTCTATTACCTACATTATAACACTTATCGTGTAAGTAAACAAGTATTATCTTTCGTTCTCATACTCTTTCGCACAATTCCTCATACCATAATAATTACAACTATCCCTTATACTCTCGGTCATTATCTTATTCCTAGCGTTCTCCCATTGCCTGGCTTCTTCTGTCTTGCATTGTTCTAGCATTATTTCATGGTATAGGCTTTCTAGCCTTAATGCTATGTCCATGTTATTTCTCCCTTTCATTGATGTGTTCTACTTCTCTTAATACCTCTTGTATCACGTATTGTGGCACGCGGAATTGTTGACTTATATAACTAATAGCTTCTTTGTAAGTTTCTTTCTCACCTTTTAGCTTTTCTATTTCTTTTAATAGTCCTTTACTTTCTAGTATTGCACTTTCTTTCATTCTTTCATTTTTGGAATTGTAATTTTTATAGACTTGTAAGGTTTTTTCTATTGCTTTTATTTTGATTTCTAAAAGTTCGGAATTTTTAGCTTTGGCTAAGACTTGGGATATATCTTTTTCATTTAAGTTTTGATTTATTAAGGTGTAATATTGCCTTATTGTGAGGTGTTTTGCTTTGCTATATTTAACCCCTCTATTAAGGCATTTAAACCTCTCTTGCATTGCTAGACTATAATTGTCTTGCCATTCCCTTAACTTCTCTTTACCGCCAAAATAACGCTTATTTGATAGGGTATATACGTTTCTTTTCTCATTATAAAATTTGCTTACAATTAATGCGTGAATATGATAGCTTTTTTCGTCTTTGTGGAGGGTTGCGTACACACAATTAGTACCAAAATACTTATCTAAGAATTTCATGTTATCTTCTTTCCACATTTCCAATTGTCCTGGAGATAGGCTTTTGAAAAAGTCGGGTGATGCAGTGATTAATAACTCCTTGGCTACAACTCCATCTTTCCGCAGCTTAATATCTTTTATATATTCTCTTACAGTTTCGCAAACTTCTTTATTGCCTATTAGTATTTCATTCTTAATTTTTACATCTGCATTTAAAACTTCTACTTCTCTTTCCATGTGTTTCTGAAAATTCATAATAGAATTAATTGTACTTGTCATATTCCCATTTACAGTTTTAAAAGATTTCCCTATTCTAAATATACAATAAAAATGTTTTGCTGCGGATCCTCTGTAAGTTACTTCTTGTACTTTGTCGGGCATAGATTTAAAGTTATCCCAACTCATATTTTACCCCCTAATTATTGCTTTAAAATGAACCCCTTTGAAAAAGGTATAGTAAGTTAAACCTCTCTAATGTTATTAAAATATTTAGGTTGCATATAATAGTTTTGTTCATGATGAACTGGAAACTTATTATGTGGAATTATTAAAATGGTATTATCCTCTATCCTTCTTATTTCATCCGCAGTAAAAAGCCTTTTAGTAGTTGTGGAATGAGTTTTCTTTTCTCCTGTGGTACTTTCTGTTTTTACGTCTTTATCTCCACACAAATTAGATAAATAATTTAAGGCTTCTAAATCTGACAAACTTGGCAATACACACTTTACTTTAAGGTTATTCAATATAGTAGTTGTATTATTCTTTCCGTAGATGTCATATAACTTAGAAATATTCTGTATACATACCATGAAGCCAACTTCTTCACTTCTTCCAGTAGCTACTACGTTTTCAAAGTTTGGCACACGACCTAAATTTTGAAACTCATCAAGAATAAAGAATACTGGCATTCCTTTACTATACATAATCTTTTCTATTAATTGACTAAAAAATACACTTAGGAATGGTGATAAGTAATTACTTTTACTCACATCATATTTGATAAATAACGCTATAGGTCGTTCTCTTAGGTCTGTAGGAGCAAATGAACTACTAGAGGTACTAACTATAAGGTTATGGTCTGTAAAGAGTTGTAATGACGTTAAAAGGGTACTTAAAATACTTCCCATGGTTTTAGGTGATTCAGCACTTTTCATAAATATTCTAAACTGTTCCTTTACATCTTCATTTTTAGAACTTCCTAAGGTATCAATAAGTTCTATAGGTGTAGTATTTATTAAAAACTTTACCGCCTGGGATATATTTTTACTCTGTAGCAATGCACTTGTAAATAAAGGTACTCCGCTACTTTCAAAATATTCACCACTTTTACCACTACCACCATTAATTATAAGATTATTAGCAAGATTTCTAAC